ACACTATTAGTGGATATGCACTCTGCTAGAATAGCTTTTATTTCATCAGGTTGAGCAGACAGGTCTACTAGAGTAACATTGCGACGGTAATCGTCTAACACTTTGTGTTCTTTCCCATCATGGTCTGTCCAATGCTGTAACATGAGATTGTTCCAAAAATATCCGCGCTTGTCTCTATCGGCAAAGGCCTCTTCAAGCCCTACTTTATTTTTGCTGCCCTTAGTCCTCACGCCCGGATATGCACTAAAGATATTATCAGTTGGATCGCCACGCACGCATTTTTCCCACAGGATCCATTTAGGATCCGGAATCTTCTTAGGTTCTTTAGTCTTCTTGTCAATGACTAGTTTACCTTTACGATCCAAGATTCCCTCAAGTGTATGAAGTTCATCTGCGATACCATTATACTGTTTAACATTGGGTGCAAGTAGCTGATAGAAGTCAGTATCACTGCTGACAATGACATGCGAATCGGCAGGGTGCGATTGAATCCACCCTGCGACAAGATCATCCGCTTCTAGTTGGGCGTGTTGCAATACTGTGCAGTTGCTACGCTCAGTTAAGAAGGTTTTCATATGGTCAAACGCTTCCCAAAAAAGTTTATCTTCTGCCTGTTCTGATTCAGTTGCAGCGGCTCTATCTACTGCACGATTCGCTTTATATGGTGGATAGAAAGCTTTCCGCCAGCTACGACCTTCGGTACAGATAATAACATGATCCGCTTTCTGATCCCGCCAGCACTTGTTGATACTGCTCAGAGTCACATGTAAAGCGAAGGCCATCTTTTCTTCAGGGCTTGACGCTCTATGAGCCGAATGTCTAGCCCTGAAGAAAGTGTTAGCCAGGTCGATGAGTAGAAATGTGTTCATAGGCTCATTATAGCAAATGGTTATTCAAGTGTCAAGTTGGTATAATCATTTCTGAAATCTTCAAAAACTATAGTCTTCCATGAATGGAGCAAAGGACAAACAAAAACCAAATTGGTTGGATCATTGTGTAAACGGCTTTCACGCATCACATGATCGCCCGTAATGATCTTACTCCAAATTGTTTTTTCAAACTCTTCATGTGTGATGTTAGTTTCATATCGTTCAATGTGCAAATCAAATACAAGATTGTAGCACCTGGTCTTTCCATTTTCCTCGGTCCTGCACACTTCGCACATATTTTTGCGATATACATGATGTGCGTTTCCAATGTCAAAGGAATTTTTATGTCGCGCTGCCCGATATTTGAATGTATTGTCAAAAACTATTTCGTTTAATTCTGATGTCCCCTCGATAGTATCCCAAGTATCAGCACCATATATATCTTTTACATCTATCATCAGAGCACTGTTGTTGGGAAGAATGACATTAGAGGTTGTTAATTGGATGTAGTATTCCAGTACTAGTTCCTTTTGGTCATCATCAATATCCCGGTCCCGAATGAATTCTGCGGCTAGTACATTACTATGGAAGAATGGCATACGGGAAGAGCGACCGGCGATTTGAATAACCCGATGTGGAACTGTATCTTGTGAAGGACGACTACCAACAATTACTGTATGGATACGAGGTATATTCATACCCATATTACCACTCATCAGTAATTCAACAATTAATGGACAATTAATGTATTGAGGAGAATTTGCAAGTTCAACGTTATCTGACAGGGATTCTGTTTTTTTATTATCAAAAAATGAGCCCTTCTCAGAAGAATTTGACATTCTTATAATGGATGGAATACGATTGTTGAAGTGTTTGTATAACATCAACTTTACCAAGTTCTGCATATCTTTATAACGCATAGAATTACATGGATTGGAATCAGACTTCCCTGATGTAATCATTAGGGCAGGCATCATTTTATAGATGCGTCCCTCAAGTTTATCCCATGTGTCTGTTGTAATAGACTGTTGCAGAATTACAATTCGTTCAATGAGAGAAAGATAATTGATCACACCCTTTTCAATGTTAGTATAAATATCATCTTTAATATGTATCTCAGTGATGCAATTAGCGATCTTCTCTTTTGGCATATCAGCAAGTCTGCTAAAAGTAGTAGATAATGGATCAGATTGGCTATTCGTTGGAGTAGCGGACAATCCAAAAGCTATTACGTTATCTATAGTTATCAAATGATTTATCATAGGTAACCAAGAAGGATTAAAATTGTTATCCATGTAACCTTTGTCTAAAAGGGTTTCTGCTGGCCCTGGACAACTCACCCCATATCCAGCTTCGTCAATGAAAAGTATATCTACCTTAGGTAGAGTAGAGTTCATAAACAGATTATACGCATATTGAGTGGTGAATACGAAAATCTGCACATCTCCAAGAAGCTTAGTGTGGCGGGGTCGTTTAGCTTTTTCAGCCAAAAATGATCGGTAATCATCATCATCATACACAATGACTTCTCGGCCGTCAATGATATAACCGTCAAGTTCTTCCCGAATTATCTTATGTAATGAATCCGTTGTCTCTGACTGCGGGGCAAGTATTAAAAACCGTTTTATCATTGAAAAATCACGAATGATACTCGGCAGCAGATTGTAGGCTAGTGTAGTAGTTTTGCCACTACCAGTAGGAGCCTTTAAGATATTGAACTTGCCAGTACGAACTAACATATTTTGTTTAATAACAGTAGTTATACCCTGCATAATATATTGCTGCTGATTAATAGTTAACGTTTGCTTTTTCTTAGAAAAATCATAGATATAGCTATTTGGTGAAGACATGATGTCTCTTTCAGTTGGTTGGTGAAGTCTGAATTATACAGCCTTTGTGGAGGTTGTCAAGATAAAAAGCAATTCAATTGAGTCCGTTGTATTTGTACAACAACAGCCTCTTGAAATTTAACTTATTTCCGATCGGCCTGATCCTAAATCTCGTTTGTTTATATGTCTATTATCTGGATCAGCTTGCTCTTGTTCATAGGTCTCAGCCAAAATGTTCCTGCAGATTGTCTGGAACCAAAAATCAACCAGCGCCTGATCAGTTTTCCCTTGATAGCCAGCACGAACTAAGTTTGTGATAAACTTGTCGTTCCAATCAAGAGTTAGGCTTCCATTGCCAATATTGTCAGGATCTAAATCAACAGCAGTCACGGAAACCCAAGGTTCACCCAATTCCTCGGCCCTTTCTTTAGGACTCTTTTCCGTTGAACTCACATCAAATACAGGAACAATTTTATCTACATCAGAGACAGGCTTGGCTGATGAAAAAAGATTTTTTAATTTATTGAACATATGTTTCCTTTGTTTAAGTACCCCAGTTATTTTTCCAAAGATCGACCTGAAGTCTAGCACTGTATCTTAATCCATTTTTCATAGCCAGTTCTGCAACTGAACGATTATTCATGAAGTATGAGTCTGATGTACCTCCAACTGGCATTAGATAAACAGGACCTTTAAACCCTGCGGCTCTGTATTCAGCAGTAGCCTTCAAGGCATCTTGTGCATCTTCTTCAGTAGCAACTACAAATTTTAGATAAGCATATCCAATATTTTCATAACTGCGTACAATGTCAGTACAGATAGCATCTTCCCATTTCTCACCACTACAGGGTAGTTTAGGACTGACTGAAAATGTAATTTCTCCACCAGGACCATGCGGATATTGGCGTTGATTCCATGTCTGTAGGTACTTGGTAAATTCGTCAGTTAACGGCTGAGTTCCATTAGTCTCAAATGTAATTTCATTTAGCCCACTCATCTTTGGATGCTCAATCAAATCTGGGTAAGCCCGTTGCCACCCCAATAATGGTTCTCCACCCGTGATAACTAAATGTTCATCACGCCACTCCTTGAAGGGCAACATTTCACAAATGCTATCAGCAATAGTGTTAGTGTCAAGCATAGGACTAAGATGCTTGAATGCAGGATCCCAGGATGCATAACTGTCACAACCTGTACTCACAAGTGGTAGTTCTTTGTAATTAGAGTATGGACCGAAGGCATCTAATGCGGCAACTTTGATACGCTCTTGACTTAATTCACCGCGAGGCATACCAAATCCACCACAAGTGAAATTGCATCCAAAAGTTCTTAGGAATACACTTGGTACTCCCATGAAACGGCCTTCTCCTTGGATACTATAAAACAGTTCGCTTACTTTAATTTTACTCATAAATTGTTGACCACTTCTTCAATTTTTCAATCTTAGCGTCCTTGGCCTCATCAAGATTAGTCCATGAAACAATGTCTAATTCATGTAGGATATCTACCATAGCCAATAGATCACCAATCTCTTCTTCAAGATGTTCTCTGTTAGTTTTTGGTTTACCAGGCTTTAAATTGTCAATACCAAATCGTTGGCACTTAGAAATAGCTTGAATAACTTCAGCACATTCTTCTGCCAGAATTGACATTACTTCTTGGGTTTGTTTATTCATTATGTACCTCACGGTGGTGTAATCATATTATATCATGATTACATAGGAAATGCAAGTTAAAACAACTCTTCGTTGTCTTCTCTATGTCCCATCCGCATTGCCATATTGCTAGGAGTTTCTCTTACTTCTACTTTGCAACACCACAATCTATCAGCTTCCGATTTACCATAGTCAGGAAGAAAGATTCCATTCACATACTTGTAAAGGTAATCAGCCAAGCCTTCACACCCTGTCTTTTCAACTTCGGTTATTTTGGCTAATCCTAGATCACCTAATCGTTTGATATCAGCATAGTTAGGATCATCTTGAGCTAATAGTAACACATGATCAAAATGTTCTTTAAGGAAGGATTTGAGTGGTTTAAGACCACCATAATCCATTGCCCAGTTTCTTACATCAAGTTCATCACATTCAAATTCAAACTTAAATGATAGCGCATATCCGTGAATTTTATTGCAATGACTATCGGCCCGCCATTGTCTATATGCTACTGGGGCAATGTTTGAATACTCTTTAGTTGATAGGTATTTCATAATGTATCCTGCTTACAGTCACATTTACGACCTTGTTCACAATTACCAGTGCAATACATAGATTTTTTACTCACTGGAGTCAATCTAATAATAGCGATGATAATTGCAATAATAATTATTATAAGTAGGATATTAATCATCTTGCACAACCTTGTCTAGCTATTTGATAGAATTCATTACGGGCGGCCATGTCAGTTTTGAATCCACCACCCAATCGTGTAGTAACAGTAGAACTACCTGTATCCTCTACCCCACGGGAGGCTACACAGTAATGTCTAGCATCAATCATTACCGCAACATCTTCTGTATCTAGAATGAATTGTAATGTATGGAAAATCTGTTCAGTCAATCGTTCTTGAATTTGAGGACGCTTACTAAAATACTCTACAATTCTATTGATTTTACTTAGGCCCAATACTTTATCTTTGGGAACATATCCAACTGTAGCAAGACCATCAATGATTACAAAATGATGTTCGCAATTGCTTTGAACATTAACATTTC